TGGGCGGAGCCGCATCATTGATCGCGACGCCACCCGGCAGTACCACGCCGAGGGCGTCATGCGCACTCAGGCCATCCTGGTTCGCGAGGGGGTGCTGGTCGCATGAGCAAGACACTGACCGTCACCCTGTCTGACGCCGAGATCCGCCGGCACGCCGCTGGCGAGGTGCGCGACCTGAGGGACGCCCGGCAGCCTGCGTTCCGTTTTCGCTACAAGCAGGACCGCTCCCGAGGGTCGTGGTACCTGGTCACCGGGAGCGCGTGGAACAAGATCGCCAATTACCCCGACCTGGGGACGAAAGCGGTGCTGGCCGTGCTGCCAGAAGTGCGTGCGCGCCTGACGGCGACGCCTGGTGCTGAGGTGGCCGTGGGTACCTGGCAGACCACGGGGCAGCTGCTGACCTGGTTTGATGAGCGGATGAGCAAGGATCGCAACTTGTCGACCAAGCGCAAGGCGACCGCTCATTCGGCCATGGTCAAGCACCTCATTCCGCGCCTCGGCGAGTTGTCGCTGGCAGCCGTCAGCAAGGCGGAGATCGACCAGCGCCTGATGTGGCCCCTGCAGGCCGAGCTGTCGCTCGAGTACCTGCGACTGATCTTCCGGCTGCTGGCTCTGGCCTTCAAGCAGGCGGCCAAACTCAACAAGATCGACACCAATCCGATGGCCGCCATCCGCTTCAGCGACTTCTCCAAGGCCAAGATCAAGCCCAAGGCGGCGCGGCTGCGCGACGGTCAGGTCGAGGGCCTGCTCGCTCAACTGGCCGGACACTTCGACCAGGTGCCCGCCGAAGCCATGCTTGCCCTGATGATGCTGTGCCACGGCACCCGGGTGTCCGAGACTCGGCTGGCGTCGTGGCGGGATTTCACCCTTGAAGATCGCCAGTGGCACATCCCGGCGCTGCACACCAAGACCAGGGTCGAGCTGAACCTGCCGCTGACGGACCAGGTGTGCGCGCTGCTCAAACGCTACCACCAGCAGCAGGCCGCCACCGGCTACAACGGGCTTTACCTGTTCCCTGCCAAGTCGGGCAAAGCCATCAGTGACAGCCAGGCCTTCGCCATCTTTGCGCGCCTGGGGCAGGGCGAGTGGACCAGCCACGACCTGCGCAAGGTGGCACGTACCGCCTGGGTGGACCTGGGCATCGATTTCCTGATCGGCGAGCTGCTGCTCAACCATGCGATGGGGCGCAACGTTCAGACCTACATCCACTCCTGGGTGGAGACGGGCAAGCGCGAGGCGCTGGAGAAGTGGCACACCTGGCTTGACGAGCGTGGTTTCAGCGGCATCCACACCATTGCCGAGCCATTACGCGAAGTTTCGCAGTTTTCCGCGCAGGCCAGCCAAGGCGAGGCCTCTAGCGCATCCAATGACCAACCATAGGCGAGGATTCGAAATGAGCAGCGGCGACAAGATGCGCAATGACCTTCCTTCGGTGCTCAAGCAGTCGATCACCGACCATCCTGGCTATCCGGACTTCGCTGCGTGGTGCGAGAGCCAGCTGATTCACCCTTATCCGATCTATTTCCTGATCTGGCAGGCCTCTCGCGAATCGCTGCGCATCAGGAACCCTTTCGAACTGATCATGGGTGACCCTGATGGGCAGTGGGCGCATGAGGTGGCTGAAAAGTCGCTGCGCGCCCAAGGGTTGAAGGTGGTCGGTTGATGAAGAGGCACGGCCCTGCCTTGAAGAAGGTCGTGATTGAGCTGGACAAGTGCCCTGCGTGCCGCGGCAAAGCGGTCGTGAAGGGCGTCTTCTACGAAATGGCCTGCGTGCAGTGCAGTGCCTCCGGATGGGTCGAGGCTTCCACCGGGCAGGCGCTGGAGTTGGGCGAGCTGGTGACCCAGCTGAGCCTCCGTCTCCAGGCCGCAGAGCGGCAGATTGAGCAGTTGAAAAGACCCCAGGCCGGCGGGCCTGAGGCGGGATATCAGGGAAGCAACCGGCGCGGCGCCGGCGGCACCAACTACACCGGGGATTGAGGGGAAGGACATGATCTACAACAGCGTATCGGGTGCAGTCGTTGCCGCTCTGGCGGCAGGAGAGAAGGGCGCCGCGAAGGGGCAGGCCTGGCAGAAGCTGTACAGATCGGCAGAAGAAGAGGGCGGGTGCCTCGCCTCGCTTGGTGGCAGCACCGGTGGCTTTGACCGCGCTCAGGTGGATTACTGGTTGTCGGCGCGCCTCCACCACTTGCTGATCCCGCGCCACTGGAGCGCGCTGAACGCGAAGTACGCCACCAGCAAGGCCAAGCGGCTAAACGGGATCTCAGCCATCGCGCCATTGATCGCCAGCCCGGCGCCGCAACTGTTCATCTACAAGGCCGTGACTGCCTGGGCCGTGCCGAAGCTCAAGGGCGCTCGCCGCCAAGGCCCGCGGTCGGTGGTGGTGGACATCCCGTTGGATGCGCCAGAGTGGAAGCGCGAGCGGCTAGTCAATGCAGCCCTTGCCGCTGGCCAGGCTGAGCGGGCCAAGGCCGAGGCGCTGGCCGATGACCTGATCGTCCTGCCGGCTAGCTTCTACGACATGAACACCTGGGATACCGATGCCACACCTGAGCCGACGCGGTACCGCTGGCGTGCCGGCATCAAGGACAAACTTGACGGAATGATTGACGACGCGTTGGTTGAGGTGCGCGCCATCCTCGAAGCGGAAGGGCTGCTGATCAAGGATGCTGCGTAATTGCCTGTTGACATCAGTGATAGAGTGAGAGAAATTATCGCCATCCTGTCATTCCTGCGCGTGTTGAGGAGTGACTGACAAACCCCGGCCGTTACGTCGGGGTTTTTCGTTTTTGTCACCTGGTTAGCTCAGATGGTTAGAGCGCGCGGCCTGCTGTTTTTACAGCGTTACACGTGCTGCGAGGTCGCAGGTTCAACTCCTGCATCAGGTGCCATACCCATTCCAAGCCTCGGCAATTGCCGGGGCTTTTTCATTTGAGCTCCCCGCAACGGGAGGAATCGAGATGCCGAACATGCCAGAAAAGGACCCAGGCCTGTGGGCCGCTGTGTTCGCGTGGTTGATTGCACATCAGCCACAGCTCTACGCCGCCGGCCTGTCGGTCGCCATCGCCGCCCTGCGCGTGGTGTACGGCGGTGGCAGCACGCGGCAGATGCTGCTGGAAGGCGCACTGTGCGGAATGATCACGCTGGCCCTGGTGCCCCTGCTTGAGTGGATGGGATTGCCGCAGGGCATGGCGACGTTTGCCGGCGGCGCTGTCGGCTTCATGGGTGTGGAGAAGCTTCGCGGCTATTCCGACCTGTTCCTGTCCCGCAAGGCTCAGGGGTGAGGCATGAAGACCGAACTTACCGAACAGGAAGCCAAGGTTGCTCAGCTGCTCGCTGATGCGTGGGATGAGTACCTGAAGCTGCCCATCGAGCACCCGCTTGAGCAGCATGAGTTCTGCATGGCTATTCACCAGGTGCAGGACATGGTGCTGGCCAGGTGTGGCCGCCGTGCACTCAACCGACCCAGGAGCCGGTAACGATGGCCAGGCTCAAGACGCTCGGCGCTCGCATCAAGGAGAGCGCAGGCTCGCGGGTCAAGGTGGTGACGCCTGGCAGCTGGCGTAGCGGCATGACCAGTTCCCAGCGCGGCTACGACTACCGGTGGCAGAAGGCGCGAGAGCAGTACCTGCGCGACAACCCGCTGTGCGTCTACTGCGCGAAGCAAGGCCGGACCACTGCGGCGTTCATCGTTGACCACATCGTTCCACACCGAGGCGACAAGGACGTGTTCTGGGACCAGGCCAACTGGCAGTCGCTGTGCAAGCCCTGCCACGACTCGGTGAAGCAGGCCGAGGAGCGCTCGGCCTGAATCGGCTCAGCCTAGCACCTCGACCTTTGCGGTTACCTCGAAGCCCGAGTAGCCCTTGGTTTGGAAATCGTCCCAGACCGTCTGCGGGTCAAAACCGATCAGTTGTTCCGAAGTATCGAACTCCCGACTTTGCTCAGTGACCTTCGGGCCTATCCACTGTTGAGCGGTGGAGGGCAGCTCGTCCAGGGATTTGTCCTCGGGTATAGCCAGGGCGCGGAATTTTTGGTGGTTGAAATAGACTTTCGCTTTGAACTTCATAACTCGTTTCCTTGAGTGATGGAGTCATCAGCGTAGCAGGCGGAAGCGAAAGGGGGGGGTGGTCAAAATATAGCCATTCTCATGTAGCTAGACCGCCTACGACCCCACGTACAGATTTTTTTCCCGCACAGGATTTTTGTTAAATGGCTTTAACACCCAAGAAGCGCGCCTTCATCGCCGCGCTCAGGGGAGGTGCGTCCAATCGAGACGCAGCCATTGCGGCCGGATGCCCAGAGAAATCAGCGTCTGCAGCAGGTTCGCGACTGGCCAAGGATCCCGACGTCGTCGCCGAGCTGGCCAAGCTGCGGGCGCTCGGTCAGCTGCC